CTCACCTGTTCATTAAAGTTGAATGAGGTGGATATTTATAACCTTGATTTTAGCAAACTGATTTATATTGATGGTTCACTTTGGCGGTTGAATAAGGTCTTGGATTACAATCCTATGGACTTTAACGTGACAAAGGTGGAACTTCTTAAAGTAATTGAATTAACATACGTTTAATATGGCAGAAGAAATAGTAGGTGTCAAGATACAGGTGGATGCTACCGATATGAATAAGTCGGTAGGTGACTTGCGTAAAAAGATTATAGAAACAGAGGCAGAGGTTAAGAGGTTGCAACAAGCATACGGAGAACAAAGTAAGGAGGCGATTGAAGGGCAGAAACGATTAGCACAACTGCAAGACATTACTAACAAAAAGATTGACCAACAGAATCAACGTATTGATGATGCTGCAAAGACTGTTAGTGCGTTGTCTGCTGCTTATGGTGGTGTTCAAGGTGCTTTAGAGTTGACAGGTCTTGCAGGTGAGGACATAATCAAGCAACTTGCAAAGATTCAGTCTGCACTTGCCATTGGTGATGCGGTACAAAACCTTGCAGAGTTTAGAGGTGCAATTACAAACACTTTCAAGTCTTTTGGGACTTCAATAAAGACTACATTCAGCACATTAAAGAGCAGTCTTATTGCTACTGGTATAGGTGCTTTTGTGGTTGCACTTGGTCTTGTTGCTGCAAACTTTGAAACAGTCAAGAAGGTAGTTTTAAACCTAATACCTGGACTTGGAAGCGTTGCAGACTTTATCGGAAACCTTGTAAACAAAGTCACTGATTTTATTGGAATTACAAGTGAAGCAGGTAGAGCAACTGAAAAACTTATTAAAGATAATGAGAAAGCAATCAAGGAAGGAGAAAGAAACCTTGAACTTAATGGTGATAAATATGATGAGTTCACTCAGCGTAAAATAAAGGCGAATATTGAATTTTTAAAGAAGCAAAATGAGTTCAAGAATGATGAGCAATTAAGTGAAGAGCAGAAGAACATATTCATAAGACAAGCAAGAGAAAAGGCGAATAGAGAAATTGCCAAGTCTGATGAGGATAGAAATAAAGCATTTAAAGATGCAAATAAGAAATTATCAGATGAGCAAAAAGCGTTTAGAGATGAGCAAGATAAAATAATAAAAGAAGAAGCAGCAGCAAGGCAAAAGGTATTAGATGATTCATTAGCAGCAGAATCTAAAGCGTTCCAATTACAATTACAGGCAGCAGATAATAAAACAAAGGCAGCAGAAGAACAAGCAAAACTTGATGAAGAGAATTTAGCGAAGCAGTTTGAGATAGAGAATGAGATACAAGGAAAGCAACAAGAAACTTCTAACAAGAAAATATTATTAGACAAAAAGACTGCTGCTGATGAACAAGCAATCCTTGATGCAAGACTTTCTGCTCAACTTCAATTTTTAAATCAAATAGGTAGCGTTTTTGGTACTTTAGCAGGATTGTTTGAGCAAGGTACTGCTGCAAGTAAAATTGCTGCTATTGCAGAGATTGGTCTTGGTACTGCAACAGGTTTTATAAATGGTTTGGATATTGCACAAAAGTCTGCAAAAGGAACTGGTCCTGCTGCTGCTTTTGCATTCCCAATATTCTATGCATCACAGATTGCTGCGGTTTTAGGTGCAGCAGGTAAAGCAAAACAAGTTCTATCTCAGGTTAAAGGTGGTGCAGGTGGGGTAAATCTACCATCAGGTAGCGGTCTTGCATCTGCTCCTGTCAGTCCACAATTATCAACTGTGAACACAGTAACACAATTAAATCAAGCATCTATAAACGAGATGGGGTCAGCAGCAGGTAGGGCATACGTTGTGGAATCTGACATCACTAACCAACAAGAAAAGATAATAAGAATAAACCGAGCAGCAAGACTTGGATAACAATAGTTTATAAAAAATACAAAAATGGAAAAGAATATACCAATTTTTAACTTAGAAATAACCAATGACCTTGAAGATGATGTTGAGGTGGATGTGATTAGTTTGGTTGACCGACCTGCCATAGAGCGGTCCTTCCTTGCCTTTACTGAAGATGAGTTTGCTGAATCCTACACAGACTATCCCGAAAGTGCAAAGAAAAACGCACAGAGGGCATTGGATTGGGCAGAGAAAAACGGATGGGGAGAATGTGGCACGGAGGTTGGAAAGATAAGGGCAAACCAAATCGCAAAGGGAGAACCGATTTCCCGTGAAACAATCGCAAGAATTAGCGGATTCAAGAGGCACCAACAGAATAAAGATGTCCCCTATTCCGAAGGATGCGGTGGTCTTATGTGGGATGCTTGGGGAGGTACTTCCATGATTGAATGGTCAAGTAACAAACTCAAAAAACTTGACAGGCAGAACTTTGTTATTCAAGATGAGGACCAACAAATCATCAGCGGTCCGCTAATGTTGGCAGATACTCCAATCTATCGTAATGACCACAACGGGGAATATTATGTAGTCTTTACAAAGGAAACGATAAAAAAGATTGCACAGAGGTACTTTAAAAAAGGATATCAAGCAAACGTAAATCTTATGCACGATTCAGGTCAATCGGTTGAAGGTGTGACAATGTTTGAATCATTTATCAGTGACAAGGTGAGGGGAATCTACCCGATGAAAGGATTTGAGGATGTACCCGATGGGTCTTGGTTCGGTTCGTTTAAGGTAGACAATCCCGAAGTATGGGCAGAGATTAAGGCAGGTAATGTTAGGGGATTCTCCGTTGAAGGGCAATTTAATTACAAGAAGAGTGGCGATAAAAAGATTGAGCAACTTTGGGAAAATGTCCTAAAAGTGCTATCTAAAGTTAAGTAGCATTTTTTCATAGCGTTTGGTTAAGGCGGGTGTTTCTACACCTGCCTTTTTTTGTATATGGTACATTGGGAAATGCCTCCTATTTATTACCAAAAGTTATTATGACAACTTTGGAAGCAATTAACAAGATTAAACAAATGTTCGCAGAAGCAGGTGAAATGCCTATGCCTTCTGCTGAACCTCTCCAATCTTTTGCGGAATATACGCTGAAGAGTGGTGCTAAGGTAATGATTGATAAGTTTGAAGTCGGTGGTAAAGTTACACTGGTAGATGAGGGTGGAAACGAAGTTCCTGCTCCTGTTGGTGACCACGAACTCATTGATGGTTCTGTAATTACTCTTGATGAGAATTCTATCATCACCGCAATTAAAGTCCCTGAAGTTGAACTCCCTGAAGTTCCCGAGGTTGAGATTTCTGTTGAATCTAAGAAGGTAGAAGAGGACATGATGAAGAAGAAGATTGAAGAAATGCAAAGACAACTTGATGAGATTAAGATGGGGTATGATGCCAAACTTGCCTCTCAAGAAGCAAAGTTCAGCAAGGGCATTAGTGATATTTCAGATGTGCTGGTGCAACTTTTAAGCACACCATCTGCAAATGCTACCGAAGCACCCAAAGAAAAGTTTAATGTACACGTTGAAGGCAAGGATGATAAAATTAAAAGATTCCTTGATTTCGCAAAATCAATTAAGTAAAAATTTCTCAAACAATAAAAATTAAATAAAATGAGTTTTTCAGTAGGAACATTGGCAGCATATACAAAAGAAAACGAGCAACTGCTTGTTAGTTCTTCTGTACTTGGCAGCAAAACCGCATCCTTGATTAAGGACCAGGGTAACGTTATGGTAGGTGTTAAATCTGCCGAGACTATCAACATTATGGACACCGATGCAATCTTCCAAGATGGTTCATCTTGCGGATTCAACGCATCAGGTCTGACTTCTTTCACACAAAGGACTGTAACAGTAGGAAAGATTAAGGTTAACGAAGCACTTTGCTTGAAAGACCTTGAAGCAAAGTATTTGCAGAAAGCACTCCCTGCTGGTTCTATGTATGATTCAATGATTTATGCTGAAGAGTATTCTAAGCGTAAAACAGAGAAGATTTCTTCACAACTTGAGAAGGCACTTTGGCAAGGTAACACTGCAAGTGTTGATGTAAACCTTAACAAGTTCACAGGATTGATTTCTTTGATTACTTCAGCAGGTGCATCAGTTGTAAATGCCAATAGCGTAGCACTTCACGGAGTAGTTGAAACTGCCATCACCGATGCAAACGTAGTTAGCATTTTTGATGATATCTACAAAGCAATCCCTGCCCAAGTAGTTGATAAGGATGATATGGTTATCTTCTGCGGTATGGACACTTTTAGGACCTACACTGTAAAGTTGAAGTCTTCTAACTTGTTCCATTACAAATACGATGAGGCTGCAAACGGTCAGTTCTTCCTCCCAGGTACAAACGTGCGTGTAATCGCAGTACAAGGTTTGAATGGTACAAATGACATCGTTGCTGCAAGGATTTCTAACTTCTTCATCGGTACAGACCTTTTGAACGAAGAGGAAAGATTTGAAATCTTCTACGCTAAGGAAGCAGACCAAGTACGTTTTGTTTCTGAGTTCAAAATGGGAATTAACTTTGCTTTCCCTGATGAGATTGTTAAGTTCTTCATTTAAATAACATTGATGGTGAGGGGTGGTTTCCATCCCTTGCCTTCATTTTAAATTTTATAATATGCCGTGTGCTTTAACTCAAGGATATGTTTTGGATTGTAAAGAATCCATTGGTGGCATCAAAGCGGTTTGGTTTATCCCATTCGCTGATGTTACTACAATAACAGAGGCATCAGGCGTTGTTACTACTATTACAAAGTCAGCAGGAAAAGTGTTCTACAAGTACCAACTTGTAAAGCAAACCTCTTCACTTACCGAGAATATCACTGCCTCTGTTGAGAATGGCACTGTATTCTATGCTCAAGAATTATCAATCATCCTCAATAAACTTCAAGCGAATACAAGGAACGAGATTCTCCTCCTTGCTAAAAACAATCTCCTTGCAGTGGTTCAAGATGGTAACGATAAATATTGGTTGCTTGGTAAGGTAAATGGTGCTGATTTAACTGGTGGTAATGGTGCAACTGGTGTTGCCTATGGAGACAGGAATGGTTATACTTTGACCTTTACTGGCAATGAACCTGCACTTGCTCCCGAGGTTTCAAGTTCAATAATTGCAGGTCTTACT